TCCCTGACCTGTGGCAACTTCTCTGTCTGGCTGCTCATTTAATACCAACCTCCTTTCTACTCTGACGCCTGACCTGCGTAGCCACGCTCTCAGTGAGAGCGGCGTGTCGCCTGTCTGCCGCGCTATCTCCGCCAGCGCGGCTTCAATCGAGAAACCCTGTCGCAATTTCTCGTTCACATAGTGAACGATCTTGCGCAAGGTTACCGCGTCTCTGCGCATGGTTATCACCTCCGTGGTAAATATTACCACGTGTAGCAATAATTGTCAACACAATTGTTTGTATTTTTGCAAAAATTATGGGGATTTTTTTCGCCGTTCTTCCACAGCCTCTCGCACTGCCCAAGTGGATGCGCCTGAGACAAACATCCTGCCTTCGACCAGTTCGACGAGAGCATTCTCCAGAAGTTCAACACGAGTCTCTAGCCGACGTAGAGTTTCTTCCAGTTGCCCGGTCGCCAGTTCCCGACGTCCTTTATGGCTTCCTCGATGGTGGCGTAACCTAGGGGTGCAAGTACATGTTGGATATGCCATGGTTCGCTCCTTATCGGCGTCCACCCCTCTTGCCTGCAGATGTCATAGAACGTCTCGAGCGGTATACCGAGACGGTACGTAGAGAAGTCAAATGCAAGTCCCGCCTCGTGGTAGCTGCTACCTGGTGTCGCCGCAAGCCTAGGCTTGCGTATCTTAAGTTCCGCTTGGTCTTGCCAGGGGCGAAAGAGGTCGGTAAAGTAGAGCCTACCGCCTCTTGCTCTCGTCCTTGCGATTATACGGCCAAGCGAGCCTGCTACCCGCTCGTGCACCTTGGAGTGAGCCTCCGATACTCGTCCTGGCACCTTAACGGTTACTAACTTAGCCATAGCCTCCCTCCTATTCCACGAGGACACACCCTCGTCCAGGCCAAAGGAGCACGCTCCTCACCTTCTCAGCTCTTACTGCGTCCCACATGGGTTTCGGCAGGCTTACCTTGTCCATGTGGGAACGAGCAACAAGGACCATCCCGCCTTGGAACCGTCGCTGAAGGAGAAGTTCACTCTCCTCATAGTCTTCTATAGGATTGCCAAGGCTTGTTACCATGGTCAGTATATCGTCGGAATACGTGCGGTCGCACGCGTACTTCCGCCAACCTATTGCTCTTTTCTCCGCTAACTCCCCGGAAGGAAGGTAGAGCAGGACATAAGCAATTGCGGTTGAGATGTAGTCGGCCCGCAGACGACCAGCCCAACCTGGTACCTTCCATTCTGCTACCCACTCAAAGAGCGGGCTCTCAAGCAGGCTTGAGGCATGGTTGGGGTAGCCGCGTCGCCCAAAGTCGAAGCCTTGTAGGCAAAAGAGGTGCTCCTGGATTGCACCAGTAAGCAATGCCCTCTGCGATTCACTTGTGGGGTCGCCATCACCATAGAATCCTGGATTGTTCCCAATCCGTTCGTAACTAGAGAGCCCGTCGCAAACCGCCTCAAGGAACGGCAGCCATGCGTTTTCCCGCCAATCGTCTTCAGAAGAATAATCCCGAAGCGCCTTCCCGCCCGTGTAGTACGAGATATTGTGGGAGAGATAGTCCCAAGTCCAACCTGAGTAGCCATTGGGAAGCCTTGCCAAGGAATAAGAGACGTAGGCTTCCGCTACTCCTGATTTCCCAACGTCGATAAAGTCATAGGCCCACGGTCCCTCAGGGTCTGTCCAAGTTACCTTGGTGCCATCGGCGTACCTTAGCCACCAGTTGTTTGAATCGATGTCCGTCTTCGGGATAGGGTAACTTCGCTCATCGGGGTGGCTCTCATTGTCGCGATTCCATACCGCCATCTCGTAGTGACGGTACATCTTGATGTCGGGGTTATAGCCCCGAGCGACATCGATATCAAGGCCAAGTACTGAATCCATTACCTCCGAAGTGGTAAGAAGGTCATGAGCACACAGATGAGCAAGGTAGTCGTCCTCGTAGTCCTGCCTCATGTGCCAATTATTGTAGTTGTGCCACTTCATCCGTTATAGATGCTCCAGTGTCGTCTTCATCCAGGCGTAGACGCCGTCAACTGCGGTATCCGCCTGCGTCTGGTGTAGTCCCAGCTGAATAAGGAGAGTCCTTAAGTCTGACCACCTCCGTGAAGTAATAGTGACCGTATAAGGGATCCTGAAGAAGCCCAACTTAAGCCTCTTATTCACGACAAGGTCAGGCCAGGTCTTAAGCGTCGGCTCCGTCGTTGCCATCTATTTCACCTCCCCAAGTTACTTCCAGGTACTTCCAGAAAGCCTTCAGTCCTGCCGCTATCACTGGTGCGGCAAGCGCCCTCCAAGTAAGCGGTGCCCCGCTCTCAAGAAGTACTACTATCTGCCCCAGTGCGGCAACAATGAATGCTTTAAGACCACTTGTTAATCCTGCTTTCAGGGATTCCATATCACCACCCCCTTTCTATTATTTTCGCAAGAATGCCAATTATTGCGGCAATAATTAGGCTGGCGATACCCCAAATTGTTGCCCTAAACCGCTCAAGTTCTTTTACTCTCTCTTCAAGGGCAGGAAGGATACGGCAAGCGTCAAGTACCATGTCAATCTTCTCCTCAAGCGCCACTTGCCGTGTCTCTAGTCGGGTAAGTAATAATCTGATGTCGCTCATCTCATCACTCACTTTGCGTCACCCCCAAAGGACGTAGTGCGGGGATAAGGGGTCCACGATATCCCGTTTCCTCGAGCACCTGCCGAGCCCGCTCCTGTCCCATCTCGAGAAGTTCCTTATAAATTGCTCTTCCTATCTTTTGTCTGTCCCCTGTATTCCAAATGTCGGGTGGTATCTCGATACCACGTCTCGTTGCCACCCACTGCATACGCTCAAGAGCATCGGCAACAGGTACACCTTTTAGAGATGCCGCCTCCGCAACGATGCCCATATCGTTGTCTATGTTGCGAATGAAGGCGATTGCTCCTTCAACCTTGCTTAGGCTACTTGATATCGGGTAGATGCCAAGGGTAGCGGTTTCAGCGTCTACTCCTTGCCTCATAAGCGCAATTGCTTCCTGCTTTGCCTTCTTTAGTTCCCTCTCGTAGTAGTCTCGAGCAGTGTAGAGTTGAGACCAGGTTACTGGCGGTTTAGTAGTGGTCAGGAAGAACCTCGAAAGAACAGGCAAATCCTCGAGCCCCACGCCTGGCGCTGGATACGAAGCCTTCGTACCCCTCTCTTGTTCGCCGAAGAAGAGGGAAGCGGTCTGCAGGGCATATCGCCCAATTTCGCCACCATACCCCCTTACAATGGTCTCTACGTATGCGGGTGCTACACCAATCTTACGACCGAGGACTATGGACGCAGGTGAAGTTGCGCCCGTCAGTTGCCAGTAGGGCTCCTCATATTGCAGCGAGCGCGGAATAATCACTGACCCCCAAACTGTCCTGTTAGTTAGTATCTCAAGAATGGGGAGCACACCAGTAAATACGGGGTCAGGGATTATCATCTTAATCGAGCGCCTCACCTTGTCCCATTTATCAGGTGCTTGAGAAAGTGCACTTGTTATCGCCGCATGCGCAAGGTAGGCAAATGTAGACGGCGCAGGAAGCCTAAGTACATTGTCCGTACCAGGCACCTTGACATGCAGGTAGGCAGTCTTCTCCTCCTCGCTTAGCCCGTCGTACCACGCCTCATCGGAGTAGCGCAGGTACTCAATCAGTTTTGCTGTGGCAAAAAGGGAGAGGACAGCAAGCGCCGCTTTCGGGTTCTCCTTTAGAATCTGCGCACAGCGTGCTATCTCACGAACGTTAGCGTTGAAGAACGCAACGAGCGCATTGATGTTCTTGGTAACTGTCCCGCCATGACCGAAGTGGATCGTTGCCTCTTGTCCTGCTATTACATGGGGGTACATATTTGGCATTGTCCCCTCTTTTATCTCTTTCTCTTCAGCGGCAAGCAGGCCAAGCCGACTTTGCAGTTCGTAGAGCCTGCGCTGCAGCTGGAGGACACGTGGCGTCCCCTTTGCCTTCTCAATCTCCGCTTTAACCCGCTCTATCGCCTCCTCAATCGCTCTTCTATTCGCAGATAGCCTACGTGGCCACTCTTCGTAACTTTCGGTTACTGCGGCCACACGAGGTATCGCCTCCAGTGCAGACGAGAATCTAAGGAGCGAATATGTCGGATGCAATGCCCAATCCCTTAGTCGCCACCAGGCACTACTTCGCATTATCATCGCAGGGTCGAGATGCCGCCCACGCAGAACTTCTATTCCTGCAAGTTGCCTGGACATGCCGCCAAGGCCAAGGTAAGAGAGTATCGCTCGCATCTCCGCTTGATTTAGGAATCCATCGTATCTCCGAAAGACGTTCCGCACCGCCTCTCTGAGTTCTGCCTCTGTCTTTGCTCCGTGTAGAGACCGCTTCGCATCCAAGAGGAATCTCGAGAACATGGCCACTGCCTTTGCTCCCCTTGGATAACGCTTGACACCGCTTAGGCCTTTGCCCATGGCTAGCATGGTCAGGTCCCTCATTAGATTGAATATCATGTAGCCTGGACCCGCAAGGATCATCCGCCTCACAAACTGGGCAAGGTTTGAGAGGATAAAGACATGCCAACCTTCCATATCTGCGGTCTTGAAGAAGGTCTGGAACGCCTGAATAAGCGAAGGTTCAATATGATAGGCGACAGGTCTACCATCCTGCCATACGTAAAGTACACCTTCTGGTGTAAGGTCTGCAAAGAGCCTCTGCGCCAGTGGCGGCACTGCTACCTCGGCACCCAACTCCATCTTCTTCATGAGGTATGGAGCATCGCCTTGTTCCGCCGCCTCTTCTACGCATCTTGCTACTTCCGCAAACAAGTTGTTCCGTGAGACCGCACGGAAGGTAAGCGCTGTCATCTCTACTAGCGATTCGAAGGGGTCAAGGAAGAATCGCTGGGTCCCTAACCTGCGCTCTATATGCGGTATCGTCGCCAACCTCACAGGTCCCTTCGGAATGCGATTCTGCTGTGCCCTCTCTACGATTAGTCGGAAGTAAAGTGGCCAGGCAGCGGCCATGGTCTGCGCCTCACCCTCGGTCACAAATCCTGAGTCACGCATCATCCGAAGAAGAGCATCGACGTATTTCTTGTACTCCTCGATTACTACTCTGAACCTCTGCATCTTCTCCGCATCTTCAGCGTAATGCTTAGCAGTGGCCACTACAGGTATCACGCCATCTGCCTGCGGTTCTAGGGCAACCTCAATGGCTCGCCTCATTTCTGCAACCAATTGTGCATCGTCCTTGGTTAGACGGCCAAGAACGGAATACACGGTCGCATGTAACTTGTCCTTTGCCATCTGCAGCGCTTCCGCAACCTCTTTATGTTGCGCATACGCCGACTGTTCTATGGCCGCAATCAGTTCCTCAAGCGAACCATAAGGCTGCTCAAGGTGGCGGTTTATCATCTCAAGCGTTGCCTCAGCGGTCATAAGCGATACGCACTGCGCATACTCGTCAAGGTCGTGAAGCATGGACACCATCATCTCTACAGGCAACGCTTGCACAACGCCATGTTTGTCAACAATCCCGACGGTAGCGGCGGCATCCACCCAAGATGTCCATCCTAGAGACCATTCAATCGCCTCCCTCAGCGTCCGTGGCTGGAATGGCCCCTGTGGCCTGTCGCTAACCCTGCTGTAGACGTCGAGCATCTGCAACGGGTAGGACTCATCTACAAACATGGTCATGAATTTCATCTTTGCGCGGTCAAGGGCACTGAGTTTCCTGTTGACAAGAAAGCCTGCGAACGGATAAGAGACCGCAAGCATCTTGCGCATCGGGTCGCCTTCCATCATGTCTTCGCACAAGCGCAATACGGCATCATAAGCCTTGGGCATACCCGCAAGTCTGAACATCTCCCTCACTGTCTTCTCCGTCTTCGGCATACCAAGAGCAGAGACAAATCCAAGACAGCGCGCCGCAAACCATTCCGCAATCGCCTCCGCCTGCTCTCTTATTTCGCTTACCCCCAAAGCCCCGCGCAACTCAAATGGGAAGCCCCGTGAGGCAAGCTCCTCGTATGCTTCCGCAAGGAACTTCTGCACCGCGGGCGCATCTGCAACTTGCCAGTAGTTCGCTGGGCTGACGCCAGTTAGCGCCACGATCGCCTTGTGGTGAGCCACATGAGCAAGTTCATGGATTGCTGTGTAGACATCGTGAGCATGTGTTATCCCAATCATTGTCCCTGCAGAGCCGTAGGGATAGACCGCAGTACCTTCAGCCGTATAGACGTCGCCAAGCGCCACACGTGTTATGCTTCTTATGTAGTCAATGACTGTCTGAGCAGTTACAGTAGGCCTAGTCCGACGTCCAGCCCTGTAGATGCTCGCCTCCACTGCTCCCATATCGGCCGAGTAGTTTTTCGGTGTCCGTGTAAGCTGTGTCGGGCTTACACCCGCAGGCAACCCTGCCTGCTTTATCATCGATTGCAGAAGAAGTGGACGGCCAAGGTCGTCAGCAAGGGTTCCACCAACTTGGCGTATGGCTTCGATAGGAATGCCCTCCCTTGCCCTTGCCTCTATAAACTCATGCCATATACCCAGTCGTTGTGCTTCGTTTGTCGCAGAAAGAAGACTCTCCCGCAACTCCTGCGCCTTCGCAAGGAGGCCAGCCCTTACGTCGTCTGGCAGATTTTCTAGTCTCCGGCCTTTTAACCTAGATAGCCTGGCAGTCTCGTAGACAAGGCGCCAGAAGTTATAACGATGCCGCTCAGTTAGCGGATCCTTCGTCGCTTCGTTTGCAAGACCCTGCTTCTCAATTGCGCCACAGACATCAGAGACAAGTTGTCCACGCAAGGTTTGGCGGTTCTCTCTTGACAATATCTCTAATATCTCACGAATCTCACTAGCGAGTGAAAGAGCGAATGGGTCCGCTCGTTCCTTTGTGTAGTCCCGCAGACGGTCCGCAAATTGCAGAAGGTAAGGGAGGTTTAGGCCTACTGCCGCTCCCTCTTCTTCGCCTTTCTTTGCCCTCGGCCGGGTTACCATCTCCTCTGGCTCAAGTCCGTAGCCAAAGAGGGTATACCAAAATGCTCCGTCCTCCCCTCTCCTTGTGGCATCCGCCCACATCTCCGCCGCTCTCATCACACCAGGATGGCCACCAGCGTTCAGGAACGCACTCCAGAGTCGCCTTCTGTTTGTCTCGTCAGCAACCGCTTGGATTATCCATTCGGGGTCCGCATGCCAATAGGCGCTTATCGTCCTAGCAATGGGGATAGCGGGATTACCCGAAATCGAACCTGGTAGGTAGCGAAGCAAAAGCCCTCTCAGGAACTTTGCACCTTCTTTTGACGTGAGGAAACTCTTGTACTTCGCTCCCCCAAGGGAATAGGAGAGGACTTGCGCTATACCTTTGCCAATCTCCTCCTCTCCTAGGAATGCCAGGCGTACCATCTCTGCAGGATTAAATCCTGTTCGTACCCAGTAGCCATGCACATGGGCATAGAACTCCTCGAATTTCTTAAGCTGGGTCCTTGCCTGCCTAACCTGCGAGTTTAGGTTGCGCTTCTCCTGTTTTGTCGCCGCTTCTTTTGCTTGCCGCTGCAGGTCATCTACAATGCGTTGCAACTCTTGCCTTATGCGTCCGAAGAGCCATAATGCTCTTTCGTTTGCCACTGCTACTTGCGGATTGCTCACAAAGGCCCTCGATGCACGATCCACGGCGGTAAGGAGCACCTTATTCTCTTCGTTGTCGGGAGCGGAACTTAGCCAATGGACTACCGCTCGTCCCAGCCTGGCCCAAGAGGAAGGTCGGAAGTCAAACTTGTCCCAGAAGTCTAAATCTGCATATTCGCTAAACTCTTCAATGCCGCTTTCTGCACACCACTTCGCAAACCGTTTCCACTTAGACCTCTCTTCTAAAGTGGCGCCAAATAGGCCTGGCGCAGGATCGTTTGCGGGAAGACCACCAGGAGCGCTGTAGAAAGCCTTAACCAAATGCCCATGCGTAGTATATTGCAACGGTACGGTTATATCCGTACCAAGAGCGTGGTTTATTGCACCAACGAGTGCAGGTGAAGAGCCTGCTGGTAGCATGGGAGCAAGCGCCTCAACTGCACGGGCAAACTGCGGGTGTATCTTTCGCCCTCTCTCCAATGCACCAAGTAAGGTGTGGAGACGTCGTTTGAGCCCTCGTACGTATTGAGGGTCGTACTGCGATCCCGCCTGCTCCACTGCCTCAAGCACCTTTGGAACCGCGCTGGTCACCTCTGCGGCCGCTTGCTCATCGCCAGTTAGAAGCCAACGGGCAGTGAGTTCGTCCAACCCCCTAGAAAGCCCTGCGGCCTCGAACACCTTCGCATCCCCTGGCGCAAACTGCTCAACGCCAAAGAGATTCATCATCATACCAACCAGGCTCTCGTATGAGACTTCACGGCGAATATTATATATGCTCCAGGTTTCAGGGGCAGAGGTTGCCCGCACCTTCTCCGCAATTGCTGAGCCAGTGCTATGCGGTATGCCAAGGATATTGGCGACAGCCTGCCCCGCAGAGCCCTTAGGCGCAAGTATCGCTGCTCTCATCGCACTTGCTACCTTCCAGGCTCCAGGGAACGTATCAACGTTTATCTTTGAGAGGCGGGCAATCTCATCAATCTCCTGTGGGCCAAGCCCAAAGGTTGCAAGCGCCTGCCTCATTGCACTGCTTGGTCGGCGCCTAGCCATCCCCTCTATCTGCGCTCGTATTGCGTTCGCCTCTTCTCCTCTTGTAGGCTGTAATTTGTTTATCACCCTGCCTGTAATCTCTTCCCTATAGGCGCTAGAGAGGTTAGGGAGTTCCTTAGGTAGGATATCCTCATCAAGGAGCGCTCTTATCACCTTGTTCTCTGGCGGTCGCCACCCTAGAGCCCTCATATGGGCGAGTTCAATCACGGAATCCTCGCTTATGCCAGCACGTGCGAGGGCGCTCTTTATCCCAGGTCTTATATCTCGTTCATCGGTAAGTGCACCTACAATGTCTCGTAGCCCTGCTCCAGTGGCAAGACGCATCTCACTATCGTAAGCTTCGAACACGCCAGGCTTGGCGAACTGCCCCAGGGCACTTTCTGCGTGCGCCACTCTCACGAAATCTCGAATGTCTGCTGGCAAGCCACGAATTGCACGCTCCCGCTCGTAAATCCTGTAGGCATTCTTAAACTGCTCTATGCCCGCAGTGACTTGCTGAAGCAGTCTTTTGCGTGCTCGTGCGGAGGCTTCCTGCGCCACTTTCTTTGCTGCGGCTACTTGCTCCTTGATAGGCTTAGGGAGACGAACCCATCCTGCTTCACTACCAAGCACCCTTCCAGCAGGCGCTGTGATCTTAGCGGCGCCTGCCTTAATCTCTGCGGCGGTCTCTCTTGTGAACTTGGCAACTTCATCCAGGCTAGACTTAGCCTTGGATGCTTCATTGGCAAGGACATTGCCTACCTTAGGCGCAGAATAAAGCGGAACGCCAAGGAAGAGACGCAAAGCGGGATTAAAGATGAAAAAAGTAGCGGTATTTGAGGCGACGTCCTTGCTAAGTTCCCGCATGTACTCACCAGGCGGCATCTTCTCTTGGGCAAGGTATCTTCTGTACAGCTTTTCAACTACATGCTCCTTAGGGAATGGCGGTGGTGCACCTGTCTCTGCTTGGAGCCTTTGGTATGCGGACTCGGCTTCCCTTTGTGCTCGTTCGTACACCTCCTCTCGTCGCCTCTTCTCAAAAGTGAGGCTAAAGAGAGGTCCCCAAACTATTGCCTCCTTAAGGTCACTCTTCACTTTGTCCTTGGAGAGTTGAGCCGCCCAATACTGGAGGAACGTCTTTGGCATCTCCTCCTTAGGCGGGGCAGAGAGCATTGCCTGCCAAGATGCTTCGCCTCTTCTAATTTTTTGCGCTAATCTAGTGGCGCTTTCTGCACCGTATCTTCTTGTGTACTCAGCCGCTATGGATTTGACTCCCGCTTCTCGAGTCGCCACTTCTTTTGCGCCAAGGCCGGCAGAGTTTGCCATTTCTTCTTCAACTAATGCGTTGATGCTTGCCTCAGAGAGCGCCTCTGTAGCGTGCCTTAGACTTGCGGCTGCGACAAGTTCGCCTATGCCCGCCCAATAGAGCAACTCTGTGGCGCCTTCTGGAATTCCGCCAATTTCATGCACCTCTGGAGTGCGCAGTTTACCTGCCCAAGTTGTTCCTTTCGGCTTAGCGACTGGCGGGACCGCTAATCTTAGTTGTGGCTGTGAAGGGTAGAGCGGCTGCCTTGCCTCAGGCTTCGAATAAGAAGGAACAGCCCACGGGATGCGGGGAGGCTCCTTGCTTGATGGGGTTATCTTCGGTGTCAGCGTTGTCTCGAGCGCCTGGCGCTCCGTCTTAGCCTTCTTTGCTACCTCTGCCGCCTTTTCCGTGTCTATTGCCCAAGGGGTAGCGGTACGCTTCCAGGTCTTCGGCCCCTGTTTTATCGCCTCTGCAACCTCCTGGCGTACCTCAGCAAGACGTTTGCCAAGTAGTGCAAGGCCTTGGGCAATAATCCCGGGATGCTCAGGCGGCGACGGCGGCTGAGTGAGAGCAGGTACAGGTCGGCGTACCTTCGGCTGACGCTGTGCCTGTTCAATCATATCGAGTACCTTGCGTACCTTTTGCAAGGTCTGCTGGTTATATTCGTGGAGAGCAGAAAGGCGGGATGGGTCCATGTTTACCTCCCTGCAAGCGCCTGCTGTACCTCATATTTCAGCCATGCAGGATTCCATCCTGGATGCTTATAGAGGAAGTACCTCATTATCTGGTCAGGTTTCTTGCCCGCTGCTTCGAGGCGCTTAGTCGTCGCACGTATTTCTGACCTTGTCTTTGGGGAGAATCCAGGACCCGGCGGCTTTTGTGCAGGCTGGTGAGCGAGCCTGAGCGCCCCTGCGGCATCGATTAGTTGCCTGTATTCGTTCCTTATCATGCCCTCAATGAGCGTGCGGTTCACCTCCTTGTGTCGCTTCGCCAAGTAGTCCACAAGGTCGCTAGCCCCTCCCCTAGGATGCTTGCGCAAATAATCGAGCGCATCTGCTCTGACCTCATAGGCGCTCTTCCCCGCAGGTGCGGGATGCTCTAGCTTCTTCTCAGCCTTTGGCCCGGCAGGTGTCCCGCCAAGTTTGGCAATCTGTTGGTTAGTGATATCAAGGTTCTGTTGCAAGGCCTTGAGCACGTTCTCTAGCGCCTGTGCGGTTATAATATCGCCATTCTCTTTTGCCTGGCTTATCTTCTGCTGTACGTTCGCTATACTGCCTAGAAGTTTTATGGCATCGTTCTGTAATCTCCTTCGTGTCTCCTCATCAGAAGATGCCTTAGTTGCAACAGGCTTTGGAGGCTGTGCTTGCTTTCTAACCTCCTGCTGGACCCGCGCTCTAAACAGAGTAGGCGGTGTAGCAAACGCCTGCCCATATCTTGGCGGCGGCGGTAGCGTTGCCATTATGTCTGTTGAGCCAAGCGGAGGGAGAGGAGCGATCTCCCCGCCTGCCCCTTCTGGTCTCTCAGAAATTACAACAGGTGCAGGTGGCAGACCCACGTCCGTTGCCCCTAATCTTGACATTGCCTCCCGTGTGGTGGCATCCAAAATCTCTGCGAAGGCAGGGATCCTCTCCGACAGGTCGCCAAGGAGTGATCTCCATGCGGTCAGTGTTCTAGCAAACTCAGGCGTATCCTTGCTCCCCGTCTCAAGTAAGTTGAGTATCTGTTGGCTTAATGCCCTTAGCGTTCCAAGTTCAAGTGACATACCCCGATTGACAGCGCCAAGGAGTGCCGTTCCTGTCGGGGGTACGTACCTCTGGACAGTGGCGAGGTCAGGTGGAAGGCCTATTATATCTGCGACACGTCTTGCTATTTCATCTCTTAACGGACCCTCCATGACTGAAATTTGACTTAACACATCAGCCATTCGTGCAAGTTTCGTGACCTCTTCCTCTGCGTTCCTTGGTGGTCTGAGCGCCTCCTGGAGGAGGTAGAAGTTCTTCATCTCCTCGTCTGACATGGTGCCAGGGGGACTAGGAGGCGTAGTCGTCGTGGATGGCGTAGCCACAGGCTGGGAGGCATTGAGAGTGAGTCCCCCTGGCAAACTCGCAAGGCCACCTTTTGCACCAGTTGTCAGCCATTCGCCAAAGGGCATAGGCCGTGACGTCCAAGGCATCTCAGGAGCAAGCCCAAGGAGCGAACGCGTCTCTTCAGTAGCGGCAGGTGGAACCTCTAGTGCCGTCGGCTTCTCTTCGGCACCAGGAATCGGGCTCGGTGTTGGCGCAGGCGCCGCCTGCGGCGGCTTGCGTAGCCCAAACCAGCCCTCAATCGCACCAAAGACGTCTGGATATTGCGTCTTTAGCATCTCATATGTCCCGAATCTCACAATAGGTGGAAGATTCGGATTTGAGAGAAGTTCAATGGCGCTTAGGGCAGCACGCATCCTTGCCTGCTCCTGCTCTGCCGCAAGCGATTTCTTCTGCATCTTGCCCTCTTTCCTTGCCAATTTGTATTGTTGCGCAAGTTGCTTCTCTCTTAGCTCCTTCTCTTGGCTAAGTTCCTGCCGCTGAAGTGCCAGAGACTGCTGACGCAACCAGTTCTCAAGCCTTCTTTGCGCTTCCTCTGCAGCAAGTTGCTGGCGGCGCAGTCTCTCCTGCGTCATGATTTCGTAGTAATTGCCCAGACCCGCCGCTAATCCTTGTGCTAATCCTGCTTGTACGAAGGGGTTCATCCTCTCACCTCATTTAGTAGCCACGCCCATACCCGTACTGCATAGACAGCGCTGGCCATAACCACATGGGTGTAGCGAGATATGAGTTATAGACGGCAGACGCCCTCTGCGTCCCTGTAGGCGCTGGAGGCGTCGTCTGCGGGAGTTGCTTATATGCGCCAAGCAGACCCCATACCCTGCCTAAATCGGCAAGCGTTTGAGCAAAGGACTGACCTGCTTGAGATTGCATCCCCATTCCTGTCCCGAAGAGTTGCATTCCCTGCTGGCCCATCTGCCCGCCTAGACCAGCCATGTTTTGTGCGAGACCCCCCATCGCTCCTATCGTGCCTAGGTAGGACTGGAGAGCGGGTGAGCCTTGCCCAAGCCCTTGCGCACCTAGAGCAAAAGTATAGAGATTCCTTGCGGTCTCCATTGCTCTGTTGCGCTCAGCCTCACGCATGGCATATCTTTGCTGCCCAAGTTTTGCTTCCTCCTCAGAGCGTGCACGTCTGTAGGCAAGTTGCGCCGCTGCTCTAAGAGCCGCTTCCATGCTCGTTCCTCTACCTGGAGTGGCCAGACCCCTTGCGGCAAGGGGAGCCATCCCCGCCTCAACTGCGCCTTCGTAGCCTGTCTCCCCGAGCCGAGAGAGATATCTCTGTCTCGCAATCTCGCTCTCTATCTCCTCCTGAGAGAGCGGCTTCATCCACTCGGGAACCTCCGCATGCATCTCAAAGCCCCTCGAATAGGCGACGGGAGCCTGCCAGCCCTCTGGAGGCGCAAGGTAGCCCTCACCTGTCAGCGTGGAGAGAATCTCTTCGGGAGTCGTCGGCTTGCCCTTAGCGGCAAGAGAAAGAAGCCCAGCAGCGGCAGAACCTGTCGTTTGACGATAGGCGTCCAGGAACGCTTTCACATCTGCCGCATCCTGTGCCGTCCCCTTCCCCGAGATAGCGTTTTCAAGGAACCGCCTGACCTGCTCGAAGTCGTTTGTACCAGGCTTGATACTCGCCAGGCTGTTCGCAAACTTGCCCGCCCTTCTTATGGCAATAGGCGAACGAAGCCAAGCAAGTACCACATCATCGCTTATTGGTGAAGGGTAGCTCCCTGTCGTCGCTCCAAGAGCCGACTTCCCTTGGAGTAAGCGCATGGCCTGCCCAAAGTTCTCCGCCGCATCTGGTCGACTTGCATTGTAGGCAAAGAAACGCACAAGTTGTCCCATGGCTCCAGTATCGCCACCGTACCTATCGAGGTAGGGCAGAAGCCAACTTGGAACAGCGGCGTTAGGCATGCCAGGGACTCTAATGTAGGAAAGTCCAGGAATGCCTAGATATCCTCCAAGCATGGAGAGCGTGCCATACTGCAATGGAAGCAAGCCGATTCTTTGCGCATACTCGAGCCTTGCTAGCGGTTCACCATATCGCCTTTGCGCTTCCGCCTGTTGTGCAAGGAGTGCGTCAAGTCGTCTTAGCGCTTCCTGCGTAATCTGCTTTTCCCATTCGAGTTGCTCACGACCTGCCTCTGCCATCTGCTCTCCCGCTTTCGCTTGCTTACGGGAGGCGCCATAGCCCAACAGGCCGCCAATAAGTCCTGCTAAAAGATCCCATGCCATTCCTATCTCCTCCGCTTGGGTAATCGGCTGGGGACATATTTTAATTCGAGGCCTCTTATCTCCTCTATTGCGTCAGCCCCAGCCTTCACTCTTATTGCAAACCTTCTGCCTTCAATGCCAACAAGTGCCTCTCGCCAAGCCTCAGTTCCAAGGCTTGACGGCGGCGAAATGCGCTTCTCCACGCCTGTGTCTTCGCCATCCCTTAGAATCTCAAGGGTTACCCGTGTGCCTGAGAACCTAGGTGTGTAATCAATGCCCACGCTGATTAGCTTCGCAGTGTACTGGTCAAACTCAACGCCGCCGCTCTTGTAGACGCAATCGACGTAAGGCTTGTAGACAGCCTCAATGTATGTCCCTTGATCATGGAATAGACAGAGGGAGTAGACATAGTATTGCGGGTCGTAGGGTGGTGCAGCCCTGCCCCAACCGCCTACAATGACATCGCCATCAAGCGTTGCTTCGCTCCAGCCTAAGGCGCTTGCTGGTACGTAGCATTCGTCTGTCCCAATGAGTGTCGCTGTTCCTGTCGGTGCGTGGATAGCAAGCACACGGGTGGGTCCGTAGACTGAAGGGTCAACGGTAGCATAAGAGAGAAGCCACCACTCGCCTGCGCTAACTGATGCCATGAGTTCGGCATAAGTGTACTTTACCGTTCCGTCGGTGAACTTATTCCAATCTGAGGTCCCAAGCCTTGCCACACTCCTAAACGGCTCTCTATCTGGCGGGAATATCTTCTCATAGAACCGTACCAGTTCGTTTGAGCCAGTAGGAATGCCTACGGGTCCGTCACGGGTGACATAAAAGGTCATGCCCTGCACGTAATTGGCGCAGTCGTTTATTGCGCCAATGTTGCTCACCTTCGCCAAGGCGAAGTCAGACCAATCCCGACCGTAGAGTCGCCAAACTCCGCCCTTTGCGAAGATAAGACACGAGTCACCAATTGCCGAGGATGCCCATTGGCTTACCGTCTCAGGCTCAATTTTTAGTATCTCAATTGCCTCAGGCCCCACGTCTATCTCCCCGCCTAAGGCAGGGGTCATCTCCCCCGTGAGAGAGAGCGGGGTAATAAGTGGCCAATACTCAGGTGAGCCGACGCTTGAAAACCTAATTTTTGTCCCCTTCCAGGCAAAGAGCCTACCGTTCCAGCCGACAAGGCCTTGCAAGTCGCCTGGAGCGCTGTCATGGCCATCGGGTAGCGGGTCGCCGAGGGACTCGTCGGCATTTGTATCTACGAATGACCAGGTATTCGTGGAAAAGTCCGTATCTATCTCTCCAGCGTAGAAGTATGCGCCCAATTGGTCGGCGAACGTACGATAAAACCTGACCTTGGAAGCCTGCGCCCCAAATAGTCTAAATCTTGCGTTTATAGTGAAACTTACAGTTATCTTCGAACCAGCTGACGAAACGGTCGTGACCACACCAAAGTCATACGGCCCCGTCTCTGTCCTCGTCTTTGCATCAACGAAGGTGAGAGCATAACGGTACTTACCAGAGCCCACGTCCCCGCCGCTTGTCACCGAAGTTGATTTAGCGGAGAAGGCAGTATCATCTATCCCATGCTCACCTACGGAGACACCAGCGTGTTGCACGCCTGAGATCACATAACCGGTGTCAGTTAATGTGACACCAGCATTGTCATGTATCTCAAGCGACGTATTGCTAATTACCCTGGTTATGACGAACTTCTTCGCCGCTGTCCCTGTGAAGTCAAAAAGAATAGTATCTCCGGCGCCTACGTTTCCTAGCCAGGAGGTTCCGCTTCCTGTCACCACTCGTGAAGAAGCGTTTGTGGTTATCGTTCCCGTGTTATAGATCCGCCCATCGAACCTCCTCGGGGGACGCAGGTCAGCGCTAGTTGCTCCCTCTTTCTTCTTCTCCGTGGGTAGGAAGTAGACGAGGTAGCCCCACTGGACGAAGCGGTAGCGCGGGCAAAAATCATATGGGGAGTAGTCGATCGGCACCCAGTTTTCGCCCACTAAGGCGTAGACGAAGTTTGAGGCAGTAGCAAGAAGGAGCGTTTCTGGTGGCGAGCCAGCACTGCTCGGGGCATATTGTACTTCACAAATTGTCCTTATTCCCTCCTGGTTTAGCGACGGGTCAGGATTCGGTCGGCTCGCCACCTCCTTTAGCCCGCCAAACGGAGAGAGCCTTCCCCTGACATGCTCCAGGAAGGCAAGTTCATGAGCCTCGTTTGCACTAAGCCTCTCTTCCCCAAGTCTAGAGAGCCCTCCCGAGAAGTCTTTCAAGACTAGGCTGTTATAGCCCATGCCATCCCCACTCCGTTTCCCAGGTGGACTCGTCCGTCCTTCCTGGCATGGAATACTCAAGTTCTAACTGCAATCTCTGGACAGCCGCCCAGAACCACTTGGCGTACCTGGACGAGCCAAGCCCTACAGGAGCACCGTCCTGGATCCGCTCATCATATAGGTCGATCGTCTCCGCAAGCGCCGCTGCGCCGTCTGCTATCGCCTCATGGTACGCACGAGGAAGTTCAATCGGCTCATCTGTGTCCTGGGCAAGTTGAGGCGGGTCGACTCCCGCGTAGATAATAAGCGGCGAACCCGCTCTTACTACTACTCTCTCCGTCTCGTCTACTGCGCCGTAGAGTATGCTTGTGAAATACTCAAGTGGTCTCCTTCCGTAACCCTCCCAAGCATAAGGGACCGAATACTTCGTGGTTGAAGCGGGAATGTAGGCAACGACACCAGATTTGTCCCCGTAGACGAGGACATCAATCCCGTTGTGAGAGTCGTTATCCATGGTAAAGTCGTAGATTACGCCCCAGTCGGAGATTGTGGTGGTCTTCTCCGTTCCTGCGGTAAGTTTTATGGTCTCGCTAATCGGTTCGCCTGTGCCGTGTCTTGTTCCCCGTATGGTCACCCAAGTATCTGGCGAGCCAGACTTTAGGGTAAGGTAAAGAGCAGAGTCCCAAGGCTGAGCGCTATTCCAGAGGGAGCCAGGTACACGTATGCTCATGCAGACGTCCTCACCAGCGTACTTGCCGACGATGCCGACATAGCGATTGCGTGTACGGCCTATTAACCTCACGATAGGTGGCCCCCACTGCGCTGCCTTGTTCTGGAGCATTGCATATCCCCAAGACTGGCTATTTGTTGCAACGATATCTTGGTCGTCTTTACCCTTGATATGGATTGTTCCTGCAGGCGGATTAGCGCAGTAATAAGCAAGAATTGTCCCCCAATCCTGACGGGTGGTAGGAACTGCCGCTGTACCGCTGATGCTAACAGCTTCGGTGACCACGCCTTCTTGTTCTTTGCCCCAGACGGTTCCGTAAATGGTCACCTGGTTCGATTCCGTGGGGCTGTCCGCCTTCACCTTAACCGCTCGTCCCTGCGGCTGGTTCTCCGTTCCGCCACCGCCTTGGAAGGCGGTATCCGCAGGACGGCTGTCAGGAGTAGGAGAGCGGTCAGGTGGCGGGTCAAGAATCAGCCTCCGTCCAGCAATAAGGTAAGCCTCAGGTTCGCCTGGAGTTTCGCCAAGTGCGCCCATCCTATGAAAACTTCGTGGGCTTAGGGCGTTTCCCATCCACTCAACACGCATGACTCCCCAACTTACCTCGTCGGGTAGCCTAATCTCCCTTTGTCCTGCGTTAACTGGTAGAAAAAGTGGGCGGATGAAGTAGCCCGTCTCACGAGCAAATATGCGCACTGCTCTGTTGATTAGACGGTTCAGCCATTCATTACTCCATCTGCCTTCTGTCTCTTCATAGGGATAATCGCATCTATCCCTTACTGCTTGTCGGAGTTCAGCAAGTGTCATGGGTTCACCCTCAATCTTACAATGTTGACGTACATCTTGGTCGTGTCCACGGCGACACCGACCTGCACAACAACGTTGCCCGAGCCCGACGGAGCAGTAGTGGTAAGTTGTCCAGCAGTAGTAGAAAGATAGTAGCGGCTTCCAACAGAAAGAGTGGCGCTACCCACTACACTTGTCCAATTGCTAACGATAAGGAAACCATGTGTGACAAATGTTGGGTAACTTCCGCTTCCTGCGGTGAAGTCAGATACCATGAGCCCAAGGGGTACGGCGTACAGGTTATCTGCAGTTGCAGTTGCAGGAGCAAGTTTTACTGCGCCTGCGTCGTAGACAAGGGCAACAGGCTCACCTGCGTAGAGGTTGACGCTTGCCTTATAGGAATTCCACGCTTCAACTACCGCTAGATCAACTTCCCTGAATTGTAGTTTGCCCACAAGGCTGAGAGCGGCGATTGCGTTTGAGTACTGCGTGTAGTATAACAGTTGGTTGCCAGCGCCATTTTTTATGCCGAACTCGTCCACTCCGCCGCAGAGTTCAATAATGTTCCGCCCCTCTGTGGCTAATTTTATTGTGGCCTTCGAAGAATCGTTTGCTTTAAACGTTGCTCCAGGCTGCCCAACGCCGACTATACCTGGTCCCCTCCTTGAGAACCCGACGACTGCAGGACTGCTTATGTCAAAATTGCCCTCGTCCTCCTCGGAGAGGTTCACCCCCATGACCGCAGGCGAACCCACCTCAGAGCGGCTGTAGAGTCCCACACCATCGCTTGAGGAGGCAACAAAGCCGATGTGCGAATCTGCGGCGTAATCGCCCGTTGCTCTTGTCTCATCTGCCGCTGAGCCAGGTGCCATGAGAACGTCGAGTTCACGGGTCAATCTGTCATGGTCGGTGATTATGGTGGCATCGTAACCCGCCTCATAGTAATTGTGCCTCACCATGTCGGGTGACCACCAACCGTCGGAGAAAATGCTATGGCAATGGCCCTGGACATGCACCCATTCCCCGCCCTCTGGTAGCGAAACATAGGGGCAGGTGCTTCTGATGAACTTCCCGTTGTCGTCTCCACTGTTTCCAATCTTTACCGCCGCGGTGAGGAACTTGCGTGTTCCTGAGACCGACCAGACGGGATGGATATAGACAATGGCCGCGGCGTCCGCATCGTTTGCGGGAAGATCATAGGTCGCCGTTCCACCTGCGGAGACACCAGAGAGTGTAGTAAGGAGCGTCCCTGGTGTTCCACCAGAGACTCCATAAATTTCGATATCGCAGGTGACAGAAAGCGGGTTGTAAAGGGTGAGCCGTTTCCTGTCACCACTTATTTGAATTATGGGAGTAGCACTGAATGCGCTCGCTTCAAAGTCCTTATCAAAGCAGGCAATAGTCCTGCCCATCTTACCCGCGGTGATGAGCGCCTGCCAGGACCGCTCTGTGACATAGTAGAGCGCATGCACCTTATTTGTAGTGTAAGCAGTCTCATTATGTGCGTCGCTTGCCGCGGTAACGTAGAGGTTCTCTCCCCTGGCAAGGGCGGCTAGAGCATTATCGAACTGTCCCCTCCAACCCGTTCCACTTGCAGTTGCCCACTCTACTAAATGGTAGTTGCCATAGTAGGTGGTCATGTCCGAAGAAGTCCAGTGGACGGAGCCCGCGAAGACGTGGTGAGCAAGGATGATAAGCCCGCCCGCAGTACCAAGGGCAGTAAACGCCGAGGAAGGCGTTGAGAACGGGTCGACTACAGTACCATAGGTGGCATAGAGCCCACCGCCAGGACCCTCCATATAGACGATGTGGCGGGTGGGAGTAATCGAGCCCGTTTCAATACCATAGATGCCTTCAAAGCCTGGGAATGGAGGTACTGGATGCGCCTCCATCACAGGCTTAATGGAGACAATTCTTTCAGCCATATCTTTTCCTCCTATCCGAATAGTTCAAGGAGCAATCTATCGTTTGCTCCAGCGGTAGTAGGAGTTGTCTGGTCGGATGCCAGCACTACGTAATTTAAGTACCTTGCGGAGACAAGAGTGCCTGCCGCCTCCCATGTGCCACCTGGACTAAGAAGCGCCCAAGCGCCGTCGGGAGTTAGGGCGCCGACAAAGAGTTCAAAGTCTGGCTTCGTAACCACCGATTGATTCCCGCAGGTGAATATTTTCTCCACCTGGTAGAAGGCTTTTGCTCCCTCTGCCTCTGTCTCTGCGGTAGTGACCGTAAGGACATCGGTCACCTCGTTACCGAAGATATCCTTGCCCACGATAAGGATGTTGCTGTCCGTATCGGGGTTCGCGCTGAGCGTAATCTTTACGCTAAGTGAGCCAATCACAAGCGGAGGGTCAACCCTAATAAGCCCGAAAGAATCTTCTCCTGGGTAGATTCTCGCTACAGTATAGTTACCGCCGGACACATAGTAGGCCTCGACATAACCTTCTCTTTCGCCGATTGCTTCCATGCCGCAGAGGTAGTCCCAATCATCGTAGGCGCTTTCTACGCTTGTTGTCCCGTTTAATTCAAACTCCTCAGAGCGGACATTACCGCTTGTGTCTATGCCCCATACTTTTGCCTTCTTCTCCTCATATGGTTTGTGGACATCGGCATCACTAGTACTTGCAACGTATATCCTTGCCCCTCTTGGCTGGTAACCGCCATCGAAAGGCCATTCGATTATGCCAGTAGCGATGCTTTCGCCTTCGGCGTACCTCGATGGTGCGAGTCCGAGGTATCCAGAAGGGGTAGAAGGAAGGACTACTTGCGCTTGGATGCCCCTTGGTAGGATATCTTGCCCAAGTGAGATGGAGCCAGTATCCGTTCCTTCAAGCGGAACAACCTTACCCCCAAGTCTTACGTAACTCATATTTTCCGCCTCCTTCCTCTAGCAGGTTTCTCTGGAGGCATCAGTTCCTCTATCTCAAGGAGGGGGTCTGACTTTATCCCGTCGGTCAGCTCCTTCTCCGAGAGAACGACGTAGGTATCAGGCGGGAAGAAGCGGCCATCTCGCCACAACCCTTGGGGAACACCTGCGGGCTTCTTTCTACAAGTCACTCTATATTTCATCTTGCACCTCCTACTTTAGGAGAACCTGCCTACGACGGGCTATCGTAGGCAGGTCGTAGCATCTCTTACACACCCACCCGCCATATTGTGCGACAAGTTCATTCTCTGCGAAAGCGAACCCGCAGGAATCACAAGTCTTTAGTTTTTGCCCAAATGGCGGGATGGGTCGTTTTCTCATCCTTATGCTCCTGGGTTACCGTACCAGTAGCGCCAATCCCAGCGGCCGAAGCCCAGCCGCATGACACCAGAGTACTTGCGGTCTTTGGTGTTGAAGTCCCCGTCTCTGTCAAACTGCGGCTGCATTCTCCAAACCGCAACGGTGGTGGCGCCAGGACCCGTCGGCCGTCCGCTTTCGCCAAATGGAGCAAGTTTTGCCCTCACAAACCAAGCGGTACTGCTGGAGAGAAACTCGTTGTACACCGCTCTTAGGCCCTGGCGGACGACGTTCACCGCCTCGGGACCTGTGGTGCCAACTAGCGTACTCGACTGGTAAGTGTAACTGATGTAAGGAGTCCGCTCGGAGGCAAGTATCTGGTCTATCGTCCACCGCAGTTCTACGGGTGCAAGGATGAGTTCTGCGTCGAGACCGATAATCTCACCCTGCGGTCCCTGAACTTTGGCCAGGCTATTTCGTGCGGCCTGCAGAGCGGCTATGGAGAAGTCACAGCCTGTGTTCGGCTTATTGGCGTAAGTTCCACCCGCAAGAATTGGGTGATCGGTATCAAAGAAGTACTGGCCATCGCCACCGCTCATCCAGACGGAGGGTACGGTGGACGTGAACCCTGTATTGAACTGGACCATAGCGAGAACATCGACGGTATACCTGCCCATGTCCGCTAGACTCCTCGCCAAGTCGCCAGCCAGGATACCGTGCGGATCGTCCTGCATGGTCTCCATCTCGACGATGAAGCCCTCGCTGTAGGACGCGGGCGTAATTGTGGTGGCATATCCCTGGTAGATCGTGCCATAGGTGATTTCGCCACCGAACGGCTTAATGGACCACATGGGCAGTCCACTCAGGTAGGTTGTGGCTATGTCCTGCGTGGTGATATTGATCGTCTGGTAACATTCGGCATATTTTGTCTGCCCTTGACTCCAGCCTTGAAGCCAAGCGTTTTTGATTCTCGCATCATACAGGTCACTTACAATCGGCTTTAGTATCCTTGTGCTCGTACCAGTTGTTGCTGCCATTTTTCCTCACCTCCTATCCTTTTATCCCTGTGCTAACTGGCAGTAGTCCGCCGTGAATCTAACGAGGACGCGAGCATACGTGTCGCTTGCGGCGTCGTCAGGATGGAATCCGACGACAATCATAGCGGTATGGGTTGTGTCGCCAGGGTCAAGCGTGTACTCAGAAAGTGAGGCTGGTGCCTCAACGCCATATTTTGCGCCCATGACCACGGACGATGCACTGGTTTTTGTGTTTATGACGTACACGTCGCCTGGTCTTATTTCGATAAATCTTATTGTGGCGTTACCGCTTGTAACGTTGGTGGCGTTATCAAGCGCAATGCCTGCAATCGTGGATGCATCGGTGGCTGCTGCCAATTCACCGCTTGTATTTAAGTAGACAAGGTGGCCAGCCTTAAAGGTCTGGCTGTCAGCCTCAGTTGCTGTCCGCACGATAGGCGGAATGGAATAGCCCGCCTGGTAAAGTCTAGGCGGTCTAACAGCTATGGTTGCCATTATTTATCCCTCCTTAATTTTCTTTTTTTAAAAAAAGGACGTTTTGGGCTGCCTGTCTTAACCGCAGGGTGGCATGGGGACCGCCCCGCCGCCCTTAGCCTCGGTGATGCCGAGGGGTGGCGGCGGGAGCCATACCCTTGGCTGCGTTGCGGAAGCCGCTTGGCCGACCTTGTCGGGGCGGACACTCCCGCGGGGCCAATGAGGAGCGCAGGCTTACTCCTCTAGATCTTGGTCGCCAATAGCGATGTCAATAGTTGACTCTGGCGATTCAGGTTCACCAATCTTATGGGGTTTCCCCACCCTTAACCTCTGGGACAGGGAGATCCCCTGTCTTGCTGCTGCCTCGTGAAGGCTTAGCACACGGCCTTTTAACTTTTGCTCCTCAAAGCCCATGCGCAACCTTTCCTGCGCCTCATATTCTTCACGAGGCCGCTTGCAAAGTATTAGGTCAATGTACCTGACGGTCTTGTCAGGTTTGACGAAGGTCTCAGGTACTTTAACCTCATCAGCGGTTACGGGCACATAGCCCATGGATTCAGCCATAGACATGGCCATGGGCGACGTATTCACCCAATGTAGATGCCATTTCTCCAGGAATCCTGGAGGGCAGTCCACCGCGGTGAAATCGGGCGGTTTTAAGAGTTCTCTTGCCTTTATTTCCGCCTCGCTTTGGCGGGGCACTTCACTTCTTCTTAGAGGCATCTTCCTCCTCCTTTCTGCCGAAGACATCAACCACGGCGGGATTGCTTAAGAGCTCGATGAATTCCTTTTCGCTCATGCCTGTACGAGCAAGGTACTCTTGCTCCTCAGGGAGTATAGGGAACTCTGCCTGCTCTGCCCTTTGCGGCCCGCCTAAGGTTGCGCCTTGGGCTACTCGTCTTTGCCGTTCCTCCTCCGCCTGCTGGGAAGGGACACGGCCTGTCTTCAGTATTTTGTTGTATCTCGCGGCATTAACCGCGGTTTCGAAGTACTTCGGGTTACGTGCGAGGCAATCTGCTACGTCACGAAACCCTTGCGCCTTGACCATCGCTTCTACCTCAGCACCCACTTCAGCCCAATCGGGCACCTCCCGGGGCAGGATGCGTTTTGTTATCTCCTGCAGTTGCGGTGTTACTGTTTGGCCGACGAGTTGGACTGCTAGCATAGCGGCGTTTCTTGCCGCCTCGTCGGCCATTCTTTTCGCTTCCGCCTTGGTGAGGTACTCGAAGGCGTCTTCGTCGCTCTCTGCGGAAGGTGCAGAGGCGCCTGTTGTCGGAAACTGCGGTTGATTATACCATCCGTAGTCATACGGATAGGTTTGTTCCGAGGTGCCTGCAACCTGATTCTGGAACTCCCGCAGTTGCTCCTCGATAGCCTTTACCCTTCCCTCCCAAGTACGGTTTGCATGTTCTAATTTCTCCCGCTCCTGGGCAAGGAGTGCTTCTACTTCCTCTTTGGTATAGCTATCCTTCTCTTCTAGGTTCTCCGTCGGTTCCGAATCCGAGTTCTGATTCAAGTCCATCAATTTTTTCGCCTCCCTCTACCATTATTCTAGGAAGTTCCGCAAAATAGTGCGAGATTTCAAAAAGTCTCTGCACACTAAGCATGCGGCTTCCAAATTGTTCGATATTCTCCTCGGGAGCAGGTGGAGTCCACAAGGCATCTGCTGCTATCCCGTAGGAGATGTTGAGCAATTCAGAAACCAGCACCTTCCATCCTGGGTGCTCCTCCAAGCTCCTCAGGTGTTTCTTCGCCGCCTCCGAAATTTCCCTCGGCTGGAGGAGTGCCTGGAACAGGTCTGCCTTCGGGTGCAACTTCAAACGGCCGTTCCTCTCCGGCCGGGAAGGCTGGCGGGGCTTGACTTTGCTTTGTCTGCTGTGCGATGGCCATCGCAATCTGTGGATTAATCGCTGCAACAATTCTCATCGCCTCCTCAGATGTTTGCGGCATGGCGCCTATCTTTAGGTCGACATGCCTATCTCCCATTGCAGTTAGCACATCCCTTTGAGCACGCCACAATCTCTGCGCCTTCTCCAAGGCGCTTTCAGGTGTATCGAGCGGACTAAACTGCATAAATGGGGAACGTAGTATCTCATCCTTTGTAGCCAGCGCTCTTCGCAACCTTACTTCGGGGTTGCTAGCGCCAGTTGTCCCTTTCGGGATGAAATTATATCGTCCATGAACAACAAACGGCTGGATCACCGTCCAGCGTGATTCGCCTTCCTTTGCCGCAGGGTAGACCACTGGTCTTCGTGGCAGGAAGTTGCGAATGATTTCAATGAGGCTTCTTGCGTATCCTTCGAGGCCGCCCCACTCCTCAATGCCATGTTGTAGGCGGCTTACCATGCGGTCGAACCTCCTTGAGCCTGCTTCAATTACTGCGGAGATTTCGAATGCGGTTCGCCGCTCCTCGATTTGCCTGCCTACGGTGAGGTCGGACACACCCACTGCCCGCTCTGCCATCTGTCGGACGAGTTCAATCATGCCCATGGCGGACTGGACGGTACCCATGAGAGCAGGTCCCACGGTTATTGGCCTTATTGAGCCACTAACTGCGGTAGGCCATCTCTCCATTGGTCCCCACTTGATATTCTGAGCCATCCTCATGCCAACGGGAACTTCCATTGGCGGAAGTAACGATATGGTTACTGCGTCTGTCGATTGGTTAAAGGTAGCGTTCATCCAGTGTTGGAGGCCTGAGAGTGTCTCTACGATGCTCTTCCCCCAAATTGTTCTTGGTCTTGGGTCAGGGATAAGCGGGATAAATATCTCAGCGTCGCCATAGATTGAAGCGTAGTCACCGACAGAGAGGACTGTGCAGGCAGGTGATTCCTCAGGATCCATAGCCACAAGGACGAGCAATCTTTTCTCCCTTTTACCCTTTGGTGGTTTCCAACGGATATAACCTTCAAGAACGGGAATGCGGGCGTGCCAAATGTTCTTAGGCTGAACCTGGTCAACACCACGTTGGCTTACCACCTGGTCTTCTTTCCCTTGTGTGTATCTATTCTCGAGTTTCTCAATTGCCCGTTTGAGGAATCTTCCTTCCTCAACTCCTTGAACGATATCGTCCCAGCGGAGTTCAAGTCGGGCAAAGACGCCTTGCGCCTGAGCGATGCTTGGCGTATCCGCAGGAATTACCACCATGTTCTCAGTAGTAACGTAGTCGACAGTAGGAACGACATCGAGGTCTGCTATTACTACAGGCTCGGGACCTAGGGGAACAGTTGGCTTTCCCGTTCGCCTCACTCCAGGTCTCAGCCACGATTGGCCCGTGATTAGTGCGTCCTTTATGGCCATAGAGGCTTTGGTACGCAATTTCATGTAGTTATGCCAAAACTCGAGGTAATTCTCGAGTTGATTGGCGTAGTCATCGAAGGTTGGATCGACACTTTCCACCTCGAATATGGGCTCTGCGCCGAACATGGCGGCATCAAGGTTATCTGTAGCGGCGTCCACCATGTACTGAGTGATAGGCACATTCATGTTGCTCATCCAAGGGAGCCGTTTTGGGGTGAGTTCGCCTTCGTATTGACTCCGATATCTGGAGACCTTCTCTCTCAAGGTATCGAGTTGGCCGTAGGCGGAATAAATCATCTCGCCCAGGTCATGTTCCAAGGCGGAGATATCCTCCTCAGAGAGGCGTTCCATCTCTGCAAACTCTGAGAGTGTAGGTGTTTGGATGGGTTCATCCTGTATTTCCATTTTGAATCACTCCTAGGACATCGTCTATTCTGACGAAACTCACTGTCTTTCGGCCTAGCTCTAGGTCGATTGCCCGTGAGCGTCTATAGACGACTCTATCGCCTTTGGAGAAGCCAGCGCCATCCTTGACAGCGAGGACCCGTCCGATAGGTTGGCCGTATCGGTAACGTTCTGGACGCAAGATACCGCCTTCCTCTGCTGGCAACTCCTCAGGCAAAATGACGCAAAGGTCTCCTCTTGGTTTTATCCTGTTCTCTCCTTGTAATCGTCCCATAATCTTTTCTTTGGCCTCTCGAATCTCCTTGTGTTAAACGAGCGCGGAAGAGCGAAGGTTACGCCGTTTGGCGCAAACGTCTTCTCCATTATTCCGCCGCAGGGGCAAGGATAGTTCCCTGCTTTATCAATTTCTGACGCCCTTATTATTTTTTCCTCCGTCTTTGCGCATCGGTTGCATCTATACTCATAAATCATAGTCTGCCTCCGAGTATTTCGCCTAATGCTCTGAGCCTTTTTCTCACACTTGAGGGGGATATACCCAGGTTTTCGCCAATCTCTTTTATATCCAAGCCGTCACGCATTAGGAGGAGGATGGGAAGTGCTCGTTCTGCGGTCTTCCCGGTAGTAAGCCGTGTTTCAGCGATGAGAACGTCAAAGATGGAGTTGCCGTCTTTGTGCACTTCCTCAATAATTGGGACGGTTATCACTTCCTTTGCCAACCTCTTTTTAAGATTTGAGAGTTTATTTTGCACTACTCTTGCGCCGAAGGTTGAGAATTTTGTTCCTCTTCGTTTGTCG